CGTAACCCCCTTTGAGACTGTCTAGGACTTCTTAAAATGCTTACCTGGCCTTTGAGAAGTCCTTTTTCTTTGCAAACTTTGAATAATAAAATGGCTTATTACGTTTGCTAAGACAGTAACAAGGAATGCTTCAAACAACTTATCTCCTTTCCCCTTGTTGCTATCTATTATTATAGTACATACTATATATATTGCAAGCATAATAGGCAAAAAATATTATTTATTTTTCAAGAATTTTTCGATGTAATTCTCCTCATCAATTGTCTCAAAGGCTTCACGTTCTAGCTGTTGAAGCGTCCGTACAGGAGTAAGAAGTCTTTCGGATACATCGTTCCAAGTAAGGCATTGAAGATAGCGCCATTGAAGTAAGTCAGCATAAATAGAGCTACTCATTAACTGACAAATTCCACCATCACCAAGCTGGCTCACACCATAAAGCAACGTATAAGCATCATTGATATAGTCATAATTGTCATTCATTCTTTTAGACAATAGAGCTTCTAGATCTATGCGCTTATCAACTTTTGCCATTGTGTCTTGATTAGAGCCTTTACTCCCACCCGATGAATATGATTGTGCTTTTGCTCCTTCTGTCTCTTGAAGGCTCATAATTTGCTGCAATGCTCTTGTATTCTCTCTCGACGCTTCTGCAACACCGTGAAAGAACTCTGACGCGGTCAAACCACTGTAATCCATAATTCTCCAAACGTAGATACGTTTAGTTAGAGTAGTTATTTAAATTATATGATTTAGCTGGCTTGATAGAGAGTTTTCAACATTATGTATACATGTTTTCTACAACTTATAAACATTATTATATTGTTGAGCGGAATAACCTCTAATTTTTTATAGGAGGGTGCGCAACCGGTACGCTTGCGAGCCTTTCTCCGCCGCTTTGCGAAATTGCTTTGCGTGCAATTCGCAAGCTGCTTTCTGCTATACCGTTACGCTTTTTAGATAGAAAAGCGAAGCAAGTATAGCACATCGAAAATCTCATAATGAGCGTATCGAGCGTAACGAACTTTAATGAGCGCTACCAACAAAATCTACATAATTTTTAGCCTAGTTTTCTTAATTTAGGGGTCTCAGATGACTCCAAGACCCCTTTGCGAAGGCTCTACCTAACTAATAAATAATTTAATTAGTTTTTAGAACGGGATGTCAGAATCGTAAAACTCTTCTTCTGGTGCCTGTGGTGCCGTGAATGAAGGCTGGCCCTGCGCTGTGGCAGCTGTTGTTTGAGTCTTGGATAGAAACTCAATCTCCCCTACAACAACCTCTAGTTTGCTACGATGCTGGCCGTCCTTTGTTTCCCAGGAACTGTAATGCAGTTTGCCATCAATAGAGACCTTTGCACCCTTAGAAATAAAGCGTGAGAGAGCTTCAGCACGTTGACCAAAGACAATGCAGTCAATGAAGTTAGGAACATTCTCCCATTTGCCTGTTTGCGGATTCTTGCGGCGGTCATTAACAGCTACACCAAACGAAAGGATATTTGTTCCTCCTGCGGTAGAGCGGAGCTCCGGATCTCTTGTAAGGTTTCCAGAGATATTAACGTGATTAATTGACATATTGAACTCCTAAAAGTACTTATCGATGATTTTTTCAACGTCCATTACACGAGGTGAATATGAGTAATTAGACATTTCCCAGACGAGAAACTTATGTGGAAAGCCTCTAATGTCATCGCCATATAAGACTGACACCCAGTTACCACGGGATTTAAAATAGATGTGCTCAACACAGGCGTTACTTCTGTCAGTCCAGGTCTTACCATAAAGCTCTAGAGCGTCACACAACTCTTGGCAGTACTTACTTCGCTCCATGTCTACCAAGCACCTCCAGAATCTCTTCAGGTGTTTTAGCCGCTCCAGGACCGAACGCATAGTCATCTATCGAATAAATAATAGAAACCTCAAGCTTTAACGGGAATCCTGATGTGACGCCATGTTCAACACCATCTGATGTGATGTAGTAAGAGCACATACAACAAAGTACTGACCCATCATCTAACGGAATCCAAGTTCGCTCAGTAGTAAACCCAGAATGGTCTTCCCAAGGAATATTTTGAGCATCAAGAAGCCTGCGTAGATCATTTGTAACTTTACTAATAGCCATGCTAAATGTCTGCCTTTCTCTAATTGTCTGATAATTACTTCTTATCTAGCACTCACTAATGGATAAATAGAATTTCCAAGTTGAATGAACGTTTTTTGTTGAATTCAACTTGATTAAAAATTGCTGATTGCAACAAATTGCAACAAGCCTTTAAAGCATGGAACGATTAGAACTCTCTTTGTTCAATGGTCCTTAGAGCGTCTCCAAACGCTTCTGCCGCTCCCCTATCACGTCCAGGCAGTAAATGGGAATAAATTCTCAATGTCGTTGCTGGGTCAGCGTGGCCAAGACGCTCTGACAAAGTCTTTAAGTCAACACCGCTTGCCAGACACCAAGAAGCATGAGTGTGTCTGAGTGAGTGGAACGTGATGCCTTGAGGTAGCTGAAGAGTACGTCTCATACGTGTAAAGGACCTCGAGACGCTCGTAGGTCGCATATAAGAGCCATCAAGACTAATTAACGGTGTAGAAGACTCTACGAAGGGAATATGAGCTTTCTGGAGCTTCATGTAGTCGCTAATGAAGCTAATGTCTGAGTCAGTAATGGCTATGTTTCTTGATCTCTTGCCCTTAGTTGACTCTCGCCTGTATGGCTTTCTGTAAGACTCTTCAATAACGGTACCGGATACATGAATATGCTTATATAGCATATTTACGTCACTGTATCTGACAGCGCAGACCTCACCACAGCGCATACCAGTTACTAAAGACAGCCAGGCAGCAAAGGCACAAACAACACGGGAATTAAACTCATTCTCTTGAATAGCTGTGGTAATTCTGGAATTAATAAGGGTGCTTATTCCAGCGAAACCCCATTCTTCAATGGAAACGGCTTCATGAACTTCCCTGGATGGCTTGGCAACGTTAATAAGCGGGTTATAGTCGCATATTCCAGCAGAAACAAAATAATTGTAAGCACCTCTCAAGAACTGATGCAGGTTAATTACACTATTTCGAGACAGTCCCTTCTTCAACAGATCCTGCTCAAAAGAGGTAAGTAAAGAGGACGTAACACTCCTTACGTCCTCTTTACCAAGACGCTTGTTGATATGGTTTCTAATAAAACCTTCATGCTGCCTTGTAGTGTTAGGACTCGCGCCATTTCTTCGCTTGATCGATACATATTCAAGAAGCAAGTCAGTAAGCTGAGTACTTTTGACTTTGCCATCAGAAGTAATATGTGAAGCCCACATATTGGCTAATTCTTCAGCTTCTTTCTGCGTCTTTGCTGCAGGAAAACTCGCATAAGGCTGAATGATTTTGCCATTGAGGTTTCTTCCAAGATACAAGCGACAACACCAAATACCGTTCGAATTAAGTCGAACTTTTATCGAGCGATTCATTAGTAACGCTCCATGTAGCAGCCTTTGAAGCGTCTCCACTCAAGAATCAAGCCAATCGCATTAGCCTTTCTTGAACCGTCGTATCCAAGAGCGATACCCTCGTCCTTTGCGACTGCCTTGATTTCCTTCATCGTCATCTTTTCAAGACGCTCTCTGTCTTCTGCTTCTTTAGGGTTCATTAGTCTCTCCTTAATGGCATGCTCATTACCAGCGCAGCTATAATTGCGATAACTCCAATGCCAGCAACAACTGCAACGTTCTGGGTATCACCAGTTGCAGGTAGTACAGCCTTCTTCTTAGCCTTCTTTGCTTTCTTCGCTGGCTTTACTGGTTCGGGCTTAGGCTCTGGCTCGTTATCCTGTGGCGTTGGCTGTGGCTCGGGTGTAGGCGTTGGCGGTGTCTCTGGTTCGGGCTGTGGCTCGGGCGTTACTGGCTCAGTTGGCTGTGGACGGTTATCGCCGTTACCGTTGCCGCCGCTGTCTTGATTGACGTATTGATAGCGTGAGCTCTGCGTGGTTTCGCGGCTCTTAAGCTGAATTGCGTTCGAGGTCGTCTCTGTGCCTTCAGTCTCGTAGTACATGAAGTACTGGTTGCCTTGAAAGTCAACGCTGGACAAGTCCCACGTAAAGCTGCTGCCGTTGATGGTTGGCTCGGGAACGCTCACACGCACCCAGCTTGAAGGGTCAATGTTGCTGTATGCGTCCATATGAACGCGGTAGAGCCTAAACGAGCCAGGAATAATGCGTGTGCCGTCCTGCGCGGTATCCTCTAGCACAACGTTAGTAAGTGACTCCGCTGCGTGGTTTAGACGTACTGACCACTCAACTGTTCCGTGGTCGGTCTTGACGCCCCACTTCGCAATGATTTCGTGCTGGATAACGCCGTAGTGCCGTGTCTCAAAACTGGTTTCAACTACCTGTCCCGTGGCTTCGTCAATGAGCCTTAGCGTGGTTGTTCCTGCCGCTGCGTCACCCTTAACGTGAGCCGCAAGCCATAGCGTGCCTTGCACATGGTCTTTACCTTCTACCCATGACGTGTATGTTATCGTGACATGTCCAGGAGTAACTTGTGCCGTTGCCATTACCTCGCCGTCTGGCGCGTAAATGTTAAAGCTGGCTGCGTTAGTTGCAGGAAAGTCGAGAATGTCCGGAATACCCAGCGAGAACGTGTCGCCCTCGTGAACCTCGCCTTGTGCTTGCCAAGAAGCGGTCAAGTAGATATCTTGGTTCGTGAATGCAGAGGTTAAGTCCTGTTTGTTCTTGTCGGTAACTCTAAAGCTGGTAATCGTGGTCGGTACCGTCTGAGCCTGTGCGATGCCTGGAATAAAAACTAGGCACGCAAAGACAGCAACTGCCAGCCATTGAAGAAGTTTCTTCATGGTTTAGCCTTTCTATTTGATTGTTAA